CAACTACTTTTAATGCGGCAGGGTCTGGAGCACATATTGCTTATTGTTTTGCAGACATCGCAGGTTATCAGAAGATAGGGAGTTATACAGGTACAGGAGCTACAGGTAATATGGTTGAAACAGGATTTGAACCTGCTTGGATAATTATTAAAAACGCTACAGATAGTGGTAATGAATGGAATATACTTGATAATAAAAGAAGTCCAAGCAATCCAAGAGATGTAACGCTTTGGGCGAACAGTAGCGATTCGGAGTCAACTGCATCGCAAGGTGGAGTATATGATGTTAACTTTTTAACCAATGGATTTTCTTTAGAAAATACCTATTCCCCATTTAATGATACTGGTAAAACTTACATCTACCTAGCAATAGCCGCTGACAAAGATAGTTCAGTGCCTACGCAAGCGAATAGCTTTTCACCTACTTTATACACAGGTAATGGTGGAACGCAGAATATATACACTCCTTTTGCTCCTGATTTTACATGGATAAAGCAAAGAACAGGAAGTAATGCAAATCATTTAGTGTTTGATACTATTAGAGGTGCATTTATGCAAATAATGCCAAACACAACAAATGGTACTGTAGATAGATCTTCAGCAGATAAAGGTGTAACTTCATTTAACAGTAATGGATTTACTGTAAAAGATACAAGTGCAGGAGATTATGAAATAAATGGACCAAATGGCGGAACATATTCAGGGAATGGAACTTACGTTTCTTGGTGTTGGAAAGCAGGAGGGTTGCCTACTATAAATAGTGATGGGGACAATACAAGTATAGTAAGTGCAAATCAAGCTGCCGGATTCTCAATTATTAGATATAAAGGTAATGGTAATAATGATTCTTCAGTAGGTCACGGATTAAATAGTCCTCCAGAAATGTTTATATATAAGAGAACAAGCTCTACTGGCTCTTGGAATATTATACATAAAGACGTTAATAATTATCAAGCTTATTTAGAATTCACTTCTGGAACTGCAAACAATGATTCATCAATGCAGTCTCCCACAAACTCTGTAATTAGGTTTAACACTAACTCACCGTCTTATAATGGCTCAGGTCAAGACTGGTTAATATATGCTTTCCACAGCGTATCAGGTTATCAGAAGATAGGGAGTTATCAAGGAAATGCGGCAGCTTCTAGTGGAACGACTCAACCTATATACACAACTGACAATGGACTATCAGGAGGTGCAAATGGATTTACTCCAAGTTTTTTACTGATAAAATCTACAACACTAGCGGGTCAAGAATGGAATATGATTGATTCAGCAAGAGGAAATAGAGAAGAATTATTTGCAGATTTACCAAATGCTGAACAAACTAATTCAAACGACAATGGCGTTAAATCTTTTGATACAAATGGCTTTACTCTTGGTGATGGTACTTCATATAATAGAAGTGGAGAAACTTACATATATTTAGCAATAAAATAAAATTAAATTTTATGAACACAACAATAATTATTTTAATCGGATTAGTAGTTTTACTGATCGTAATAAACATAGCCGCAATATGGCTTACAAAGAAAGGTCTTACCAAAGACGAAAACAACAATATGATTCCCGACATCTTAGAGGAGAAATTTGCTAAGATGAAGGATGATGTATCTAAGCGTGTTGATCGTGTCGGAGAAGAGCTTAAAGACGTTACAAAAGCTATAAAAGAAGTAGGTAACCAAATCGGAGATGTGCCTAACGCAATGAAAGGTCAGAATAGATCTGGAAAAAAATCAAAGAAAAAATGAATTACGTGCAAGATACCACAGCTGGAGAGATAACAGTAAACTACATTTATGTTAAATCTAAAAAAATTAAGTGTGACTGATGCAAAAGTATACGCTCTCACAGTAGGAGCTCTAGCTACGTCAATGACTGATATTGATGTAGTTCTTAAAATTATTGCAACGCTTGTGGCCATAGGATATACCTTGCACAAATGGTATATAATGCATGGAAAGAATAAGTGAGCACGTATCGTACAAAGAAGGTGTAAAGTCAAACACTGCTACTAGGTTAAACATCGACAATACCCCTAGCTCATATGAGCTTTCCAATATGGGTATCTTAGCTGACAATCTTTTTGAGCCATTAAGAAAATGGGTAGGCGGCCCAATAAAAATAAATTCTTTTTACCGGTCTGAAAATTTGAATCAAGCTATTGGCGGAAGTTCTCGTAGCCAGCATTGCCAGGGTCGTGCGATTGACCTAGATGATACCTTTGGACATAAAACAAATGCAGAGATGTTTGAGCATATTAAAAATAATCTATCTTATGATCAGATAATATGGGAGTTTGGTGATGACACTAATCCTGATTGGGTACATGTTAGCTACGTCTCAGACAGTGAGAACAGAGGTCGCGCACTAAGAGCGGTAAAAGAAAACGGTAAAACAACATATCAAGTAATATGAGTAAGCCAAAGAAGAAATTTGGTCAAACTACGGTAGGGAAGCTGCTCAAAGCTTCTATTGGACTAATTAATCCTACTCTAGGAAGTATTATACAAGGAGATATGTCTGTTGATCAAGTAGTTACTTCAATAAAAAACTCAGACGCACCAGCATCCGACAAAGTTAGAGCTCAAGAAATGGTCTTAGATGCATATCAAGCAGAGGTAGAGGATAGAGCTTCTGCTAGACAGAGAGAGATTGCAGCCTTGAATGCAGGGTCAAATGATGTTCTTTTTAAAACTGTAGGTTGGGGTATCACCCTTTGTTTTATTGGTGTAATTGCGGGAGCGATAGGGTTGTGGCAAATACCTGAAGAGTCTCAGAGATTATTCGACATGGGATTCGGAGCAGTGGTAGCAGCCTTTACTCAAGTAATAGGATACTACTTTGGATCCTCCGCTGGGAGCAAACAAAAAACTAATTTAATGAACGGCAATGGCGAAAGCAATTAATCTATCAACTTACCAAACTAAATCAAAAGTTAGAAGACCAGGGGTACACTCAAAAACCAAGAGCTCGGTTTTAAAATCTTCTAAGAACTACCGCAAAGCATACCGAGGACAAGGGCGTTAAAATATTTGTATCTTTATATTCAAATTAAATCAAATCTAATGGATATAAGGAAAATTTCTGTAGGGCCAGATTATAAGTCTGGAGCGATGCACTACTTGGTGGGTCAAGAGATTTTAAACGGTAAGTATTTTATACACCTCATACAGCAAGACGCAGACAAGCATTCCATTAAGATATGGATACAGCGTAAAGATGAGATTCTGTTATGGAAAGAGTTTAGTTCTTACGTGCCCGTGTCTATTGAATATAATATTAACTTTTAATGAAATCACCGTTTTACTTTATAGTTGAGCCTGTTGAGGGAAAAAGGTATAACAACACTAAAAGTATGTCAGGGCTAGATTTTATTACTAGCACAAGCGAGGAAGATTTTACCGTCTCTAATCGAAAAGGTATTGTTAAAGAAGTTCCTTTGAAATATCAAGGTCCAATCGAAAAAGGCGATATACTTTTAGTTCACCACAATGTATTTAAATATTACAATGACATGAAAGGCAGACAGCAGAGTGGTAAAAGCTTTTTCCAGGATAATTTATTTTTTATAGATAATGATCAGTTTTTTATGTATAATCATAATAATCAGTGGCATAGCCACGATAGATATTGTTTCGTAAAGCCAATAAAAAAACAAAAGTCATTTATGTTTAAGCGTGGAAATGAAGAGCCGCTAATGGGAGAAATGGTTTATCCAAATGAGTATCTCTTATCTCAAGGAATAAAACCAGGGGCACAAGTTAGTTTTCAGCCTGACAGCGAATATGAGTTTGATGTAGATGGTGAGAAACTTTATCGAATGTATGACCATCAAATAACATTAACCCTATGAGCTCAGAATTACTTAAAGTACAAATTATAGCAGCAGGGCGAAAGGCTGTAGAACAGCTAATTAAAGTCGCCAAAGAAGATATAATAAAGCCTGATCCTGAAGATGAGTTAGCAGCAGATAGATTAAAAAATGCAGCAGCGACAAAAAAACTTGCAATATTCGATGCTTTTGATATATTAAATAAGATAGATGCAGAGCAAGAGAACATAACTATAAATCAAACTAATGGAGGAAAAATCCAATCTAAACAAGGGTTTGCAGAAAGACGATCAAAATAGATTGTTTTATGTAGTAAAAAACCTAGTGCCTAAACTTGTTCTAGGTAATAAAAATAAAGCTAAAACCTGGATTTATGGTTATAGTAAAAAATATGATATGGTGGTCATATCTAAAAATGGCCAAATTGGAGAGATAGTAAATATCAACGGGTTAAATATAGCTCTACCTATACGACCTAACAATATTGTTCAAGAATCTGACATTAAAAGTAAACAGTTTTGGAAAAGAAAAGAGTTGCCCAAAGAGCTAAGCCGCATACAGTCAATATTTCAATGGAACGAAATGGCTAGTGTTTTTAAAAACAAGTGGGTTGATTATATTGAAGAAGAGTTTGATAGAAGAGAAGAAGGGCATTGGTTTTATAATAATGGTAAACCTACCTATATCACAGGATCTCATTATATGTACTTGCAGTGGACTAGCATTGACGTAGGATATCCTGATTTCAGAGAGGCAAATAGAATATTTTTTATTTTTTGGGAAGCATGTAAAGCAGATCCTAGGTGCTTTGGGTTGGTTTATTTAAAAATAAGACGTTCTGGATTCTCATTTATGGGCTCATCAGAGTGTGTAAACACAGGGACTTTGGTTAAAGATTCAAGGGTAGGCATACTATCAAAGACAGGGTCAGATGCCAAAAAAATGTTTACAGATAAAGTCGTGCCTATAGCAAATAGACTACCCTTCTTTTTTAAACCTATTCAAGATGGTATGGACAAACCTAAAACTGAATTAGCTTTCAGAATACCAGCTTCTAAGATTACTAAAAAAAATATGTATGACGCTGTTGATGAAGAGCTGTATGGTCTAGACACCACTATCGACTGGAAGAATACAGATGAAAACTCTTATGACGGTGAAAAGTTACTATTGTTAGTTCATGATGAAAGCGGTAAATGGATAAAACCCAATAATATTCTCAACAATTGGAGAGTAACTAAAACATGTTTAAGATTAGGAAGTAAGATTATAGGTAAATGTATGATGGGCTCAACCTCTAACGCGTTAAGCAAGGGTGGTGATAATTTTAAAAAGCTGTATGAAGATTCAGACATAGAGACGCGTAATCAAAATGGTCAAACAAAAAGCGGGATGTACAGTTTGTTTATTCCTATGGAATGGAACATGGAGGGTTTTATTGATAGATATGGCATGCCAGTATTTCATAGACCTGAATCTAATGTATTAGGAGTTGATGGTGAAATGATTAGTAATGGTGCAGTAGATTATTGGCAAGCAGAAGTTGACTCACTAAGCCAAGATGCAGATGCATTAAATGAATTTTATCGACAATTTCCTAGGACTGAATCTCATGCATTTAGAGATGAAAGCAAAACTTCGTTATTTAATCTAACAAAAATATATCAACAAATTGACTACAATGATTCTTTAATTATAGAACAGCATGTAACTAGAGGAAAGTTTTATTGGCAAGATGGTATTAAAGATTCACAAGTTATTTTTTCACCTGACCCGAAAGGCAGATTTAAAGTTTCATGGCTGCCTAATAAAAATATAACTAACAAAAAATATAAAAAGTTTAATCATTACTTTCCTATGAATGAGCACATTGGCGCCTTTGGATGTGATTCATATGATATATCGGGCACAGTAGTAGGACGAGGCTCTAATGGCGCCTTACACGGCTTGACTAAATTTAACATGGAAGAGGCACCGAGTAATGAATTTTTTCTAGAGTACGTGGCTAGACCTCAAACGGCAGAAATATTTTTTGAAGAAGTGCTTATGGCTTGTGTGTTTTACAGTATGCCAATATTAATTGAAAACAATAAACCTCGTTTACTTTATCATTTTAAAAACAGAGGTTATAGGGGCTTTTGTATGAACAGACCTGATAAACATTTTAATAAGCTTTCTAAAACAGAAAAAGAATTAGGAGGTATACCAAATACATCCGAAGATGTGAAGCAATCACATGCTTCAGCTATAGAGTCGTATATTGAAAAGCATATTGGATTGGATTTGTCTGGCGCTTATAGGGATTCAACTTCTATGGGTAGTATGTATTTTACTAGAACCTTAGATGAGTGGGCAAGGTTTGACATAAGCAACAGAACAAAGTTTGATGCTAGTATTAGCTCAGGATTAGCGATAATGGCTAATCAAAAGAACCTATATTTACCCGAACAAAAACAAACCAAAATAAATCTTAACTTTGCAAGATATGCTAACAAAGGAATTTATAGTGAATTAATCAAATAGATGGAAGACGTAAAAATTAATATTTCATCTGTAGGTTTTCCAAGTCAGTTTGTATCGGACTCAGAAAAAGCCACCAAAGAATTTGGATTACAGATAGGACAAGCGATACAATATGAATGGTTTAGAAAAGATTCAAATGGCTGTAGATATTATGGCCAATGGCGTGACTTCAACAGGCTTAGATTATATGCGAGGGGCGAGCAGTCTATTGCAAAATATAAAAATGAGCTAGCGGTTGATGGCGACCTATCTTATTTAAACCTTGATTGGACACCTGTTCCTATATTACCCAAGTTTGTAGATATTGTTGTTAATGGCATGCAAGATCGTCTATTTAAAGTAAAAGCTTATGCTCAAGACGCTCTCTCTCAATCAAAAAGAAGCAAATACCAAGACATGATAGAAGGTCAAATGGCCGCAAAAGATGTCTTATCAGTTGTTCAAGAAAGCACGGGCTTTGATCCATTTATAATGGATCCAGACGAATTACCTTCTAACGATGAGGAGCTATCATTGTACATGAATTTAAACTACAAACCAGCTATAGAGATAGCTGAAGAAGAAGCAATAGATACTCTTTTAGCTGAAAATCATTATCAAGATGTGCGTAAAAGAATAGATTATGATCAAATGGTTATCGGTGTAGGCATGGCAAAGCATGAATTTCTTGCTGGTACTGGGGTTAAAGTTTCTTATGTAGACCCTGCAAACGTTGTCTACAGTTACACTGAAGATCCATTTTTTAAAGATTGTTTTTACTGGGGGGAAATCAAAACTGTCTCACTTACCGAACTAAATAAAATTGACCCATCTCTTACAACAGAAGATTTAGAGCAAATATCTCAATATAGCCAAAGCTGGTATGATTATTTTAATACTGCACAGTATTATGAAAATGATATATTTTATCGTGATACTTGTACATTAATGTATTTTAATTATAAAACCACTAAGAAGATGGTTTATAAGAAAAAAATTAATGACAACGGGACAACAAGAATGATTGAGAAAGATGATCAGTTTAACCCACCAGATGAAATGCTTGAGGAAGGAAACTTTGAAAAAATTGAAAAGACTATTGATGTTTGGTACGATGGTGTAATGGTAATGGGTACTAATATCATTTTAAAATGGGAGCTATCTAAAAACATGGTTCGCCCAAAATCAAGTTCACAGCATGCTTTACCTAATTATGTGGCAGCTGCACCAAGAATGTACAAAGGTGTAATTGAGTCTCTTGTGCGGCGTATGATCCCATTTGCAGATTTGATTCAAATAACTCATTTGAAATTACAGCAAGTAATCGCTAGAGTAGTTCCTGATGGTGTATATATTGATGCTGATGGTTTAAATGAAGTAGATTTAGGAACAGGTGCCGCGTATAATCCAGAAGACGCATTACGGTTATATTTTCAGACTGGTAGTGTGATCGGGAGAAGTTATACTCAAGAAGGAGAGTTTAATCAAGGAAGAGTGCCGATACAACAACTAACAAGTAACTCAGGTGCATCAAAAACTCAAATGCTAATTTCAAATTATAATCATTACCTAGACATGATTAGATCAGTGACTGGTCTTAATGAAGCTCGCGATGGGTCCACTCCTAGTCCTGAAGCTTTGGTAGGCGTACAAAAGCTTGCCGCACTTAATTCCAACACAGCTACCCGCCATATATTAGATGGAAGTCTTTACATATATCGCACGTTAGCTGAAGCGTTAACGTATAGGGTAGCTGATATATTAGAGTATTCAGATTTTAAAGAAGACTTTATAAATAAAATAGGTAAATATAACGTGAGTATACTTAGTGAAATATCTGATCTTTATATTTATGATTTCGGTGTTTTCATAGAGCTATCACCAGATGAGGAGCAAAAAGCTATGCTAGAACAAAACATACAAATGGCTTTATCCAAGGGTGATATAAACTTAGAAGATGCTATTGATGTTAGGGAGATTAAAAATATTAAACTAGCAAATCAACTTTTAAAAGTTAAGAGAAAATCTAAACAAGAGCAAGATCAGCAAAATGAATTGCAAAAACAAGCTATCTTATCTCAGCAACAAGTTAAATCCCAACAAATGGCTGCGCAAGTACAAATGCAAAAAATTGAATTGGAAACCCAGGGTAAGTTAAAGTATAAACAAGGTGAAATGCAGCTAGAGATTGAGCGTAACAAAGTGGAGGCGCAGCTTAAAAGTCAATTAATGGAGCAAGAGTTTAACTACAACCTTCAGTTAAGACAAATGGATGGGATGACATTATCACAACGAGAACAATCAAGAGAAGATGCCAAAAGTCAAAGGATAAGCCAGCAAAACACTGAGCAGTCAAAACTAATAAACCAAAGGAAAAATAATCTTCCACCTCAAAATTTTGAGTCTAATGAAGATAGTTTAGATGGCTTTGACTTGGCTGAGTTTGAGCCTAGATAGGCCTTAAAACGTATAAATATTTTATATAACTTTGTAAAATATAAAATCTAATCTGAATCAAATGGAAATTAAAGTAAGAGAACTAACTGATGTTCAAGAAAAATCAGTTCAAGAAGTCGAGCAAGAACTTTTAAATAAGCATGAAGCTCAACAAGAATTAAAGTTTGACGATACTAAAGGAAAAGAGTCAGAACAAAAACCAGAGCCTCCAGAGGCAGAGGTAAAGACCGAAGAGGCGCAAGATACAGTAAGCGAAGAAAAGCCTGAGCCTACTGAAAAAGAAATAACTTCTCCTGAATTATCAGAAGAAGACGTTCTTTCATTTATTGGAAAAAGATACGGTAAGGAAATTAATTCACTAGATGAATTAACTGCAACACGAGAAGAAGCTGAAAAGCTTCCAGAAGATATTGCAGCTTACTTTAAGTATAAAAAAGAAACAGGAAGAAGCATTGAGGATTTTGTAAAGTTACAAAAAGACTATACCGATGTTAATCCTGAGACTTTGGTAAGAGAGTATTTGACAGTTACTGAAGAAGGTTTAGACCCTGAAGACATAGACTCACTAATGGAGGACTATGTATATGACGAGGAACTAGATGACGAATCAGTAATCAAGAAGACTAAATTAGCAAAGAAAAAGATTATTGCTAAAGCAAAAAGATTCTTTAAAGAACAGCAAGAACAATACAAGTTACCCCTTGAGTCAAGGGAAAACTCGTTCACAGATTCTGAAGAATATCAAGCTTATAAGCAATATGTGAATACGGCTCAAAGTCAGCAGGAAGAAGCTACTCGCAAAAGCGAATGGTTTGTCAAAAAAAGTGATGAATTGTTCAACAGTGAATTTAAAGGTTTTAAGTTCAATTTAGATGAAAGCGATATATACTTTACACCTGGGAG